AGTTGCCGCTGGTAATTCCCTGTCGAACTAAGTCTTGCTCCTCTTCGGAGTAGTCTCCATCAATTGGTATGTTTAGCCCAAGCAACCTTCGTAGGTAGGGTATGTTTGTTGGGTCTTCTGTGGGTTGTAACGACTCACCCCTAGGGCCATATCCAGCTTTTGCTAGTTCCGCATTTACAGCGTCTTTAGGTATGCCTAACATTTGGGTAACAACATCTGAACTAAAACCAGACGTTGCTAGAAACTTTGCGGTAGCAGTCGCCTGTTGCTCTGGAGGGACAGAATCCCGTATCGAAGCTAAGATTAGGTGAGCGTTTGCTGCTAGTGAATCAGCAGCTTCATAACGGCCTTCAGTGCTTTCTCCTGCTAGGATGTCCATAAGACTATCCCAGTAAGCATAATCGCCTGCGGTGCTGCCATCGTAGCCAGAAGGATTATAAATGCTTTGAGTACCCATAATCTAAACCTACGGCGTCGGTAGCGTTTCAGGCAATGCTGAAACAAAAACTACTGTTAATAAGGTGGAAGGCACGGCAGGGCGGGGACTTGCAGCCGCCACATAGTCTATTGTTATGCCTGTATCGTCTGTTGCCCACATAAGTTCTATATACTGCCCTGCTGTTAAGTCTATGGTAAAGCTATACTCAAAGTCATCTACCCCACCAGACCCCGCCACGACGTGCATTCTACCAGTATTTGCTATGTCTACACCGCTTCTGCGCACCCAGAAGGACAGCTCCTTGGAGCTAGCATTAGTACTGGTCAACTCTACCGAAAGTTCAAAGTTATAAACCCCTGAGTAAAGTGGAGTTATTCTCGTCTTCGGCGTTCCTGTTATGTTTATGGCCTCGCCCAAATACGTGTTTTCGAACTGCAAGGCGTAGGCTGTGTTTATGGCACTGGCATTCTGGTCTGTAGTAGAAAAGAACTTAGCGTTCGGAGACTCTACAAACCGCCCACCCTGCTCTCCAAATACGTTGTTAACCGCGTTAGCTAGCAGGTTAAAAAACAAGCGCAAGATATTATTCAGGTCGTCCAGATACTGCTTAAGCGGTCCCGGCTTAGGTATAGGCAGCGCAGGCGCTTGGACCTTCTGTACGAGCCTTTCTTGTGCCACTAGCCCCTCCTACCGTCAGGGCGCATATCCAGTCGTGGTATACCTAGCTTCCAAGCCACACCCAGCTCAGTGGACTCAATCTTAAACGCCATCTGCCTGCCGCGTACTCGCACAAAGACCTGCCCTGTAAACTGCTCAATAGGCACTGTGGCTGAACGAGTTACCGTAGCACTGCTGTTACCGCCTTCTGACAGAGGGTTGTTGTACCCAGAACCAGAGTTCTCCATAGGAGATAAAGTCATCTCAGCGGCGGGGCTATCAGCCGTAGAACCCTCAAACGTTACGTCAGGTAACATTCTATTAACAAACATAAACTTATCGCCATCGTCCAAGTCAAACTCAGAGGATATTAGCGTAGCTGTAATGGCACTTGCTGTTGCCCCTTCTTGGCTGTCGTACCCCACTTCGTGGTTGACCAAGTTGTTGTTGTACGTAGCCGCCATAGGATTTTCCCGTAGGTCAGCGTCGATCCAAGCACTGCGTGAAAGCGTGCCGTAGTACCAAATGTCTTGTAGGTAGTTGTACACCACGTAGCGGTCGTTCTGAGTAGACTCAGCAGAGCAATAGAACCACCAAATCTCATCGAACCTCTCGTTAGTACCTGCAACAACTTGAGCGTACTGAGAGAAGTTGAAGTCGTTAAACACATAGCTTCTAACCGAGCAAGGCAGTGTCTTAACCGTACCGTCGTAGCTGTAGAACTTATCTGTGCCCATCCAGTAAGCAACGTTGCCTGAGTAAACCGCAGCGTTAGTGCTTGCTATCGTAATGTTGTCGCCTAGTAATTGCGCACCCCACACCTCTGGAGCACCTAGATATTGCAAGCCATAGACGGCCGTATCGGTCCAGATCAGTACTTCCTGACGTGCTTGGATGGCAGTAACAATCTCACTACCGCGTGACAGGCGTAGGCTACCGGCTTGGTTAGTGGCCGCAGGCGTCCAGTTAGCTACGTCTTCTTGGTCAGACCAACGGATAAGCATAGGGTCAAGCACGCTAGTACCCAGATCGTTTGCACCAAAACAAAACGCAAAGCGGAAGATGTCCGACACAAACGCCTTGTTAACTATAGTAGGTACATCTGACGCCCCAGAAAGTGAGGTCACATACACAGCGCGAGTAGTTAGGTCGTTGCTTGCATCCCAGTAAAAAAGCTCGCCACCACGGTAGGTAAAGAACAAGTCCTCACCGAAGTTAGCCTGACTCCAAAGCCGTATAGGAGCAAATGTAGAACCGCTGTTACCCCATGTATTCGCCCCCCAAGTACCCGCACTCCACCCAGTAAAAGGCACTGCAATCTCGTTGCCTGTATTTATCTGGTAAGTCGCAGTAACAGTACCGCCGCCCGTGGCGCTAGACGATGCGTTGGCAGTAGCAGTTATGTTGTAGGAGTCTGCGTTAATCCGGCTGATCTGAAACTCACCATTTAGGGTAAGCCCCCCAACCGCAGCAGCGCCGCTAAACGTAACAAAGTCTCCCTGAAGCGCACCGTGGGCAACATCAGCAACAAGAACCGTTGCAGAGCCTGAAGTAGTGGTAAACGGGTTAGTCAGAGTAGCCGTGGCACGGATAGGAGTAATGTCAAAGTACGCTCCACCACGCTCGATGTAGTACTTGAGGTTAGTGCCAACCGAGACGAGGTTCTGCCCTTGGAGGGTGACCCAGTTGAGCATAGAGCGGCAGATGCCAAGAAAAGTAGCACTCGACAGGCGCACCCACCCACCGATCTTCTGAGGCATACCCCGTCTGAAACGCACTTTGTTGGTCTCATACCAACCGCCTTCGGCAGCGTAGCGGGTATTCTCGCGGTCAACTCCGGGCTTGAACTGTAGTTTCTGTAGCGGCATTTCCTAACCTCATTATAGGTACTCACCTGTCTCGATCATGTATGCGAGTTCGGTTGAGCGTCCCTTAACATCCCGACTCCACTTGGAATCTAAAAACTCTAAAGATGCGGTTTTGTAGTCGGCAACTTCCATAGCTGCCAATGCGCGCTTGAAACCACGAAGTCGAGTGGCACCAAGGTTAAATCCGATGTCTATAATAGCATCTTTTCGTACGTCATCAAGGTTCTTAAACCACGGATATTCCGAAGAAAGTTCCTTAATAACGCGTACTATGTCGTTCTCTAGCAGGTAATCGACTTCATCGTCTGACAGCCCTAAACCGGACTTAGAGATATTCCTGCCCACGCCTATAGTTTCGTATCCGGCAGAGCAACGGTAGACGTGGCTTTCTACACCCTCATGCCGTTTCAACATCTCAAGTAGCTTTTCGGTCATAGCTGTTTCAACAATAGTATCAGTTGCGCAAAGTCGTACAGACTAACCAGCGCTTTTGGTTACGCCGTCAGCGGCGTTTTCCTCGACTTCTTCTTCAGCTACTATGTCGTCTATCGTGTCACAAACATCTTCTACTACAGCACCTGTAGTCATTGTAAGCGCGCCACGGCCTACTGCTCGAATGCCTTTGTACATACCTGAGCAATAAATCTCTTTGTTTTGGATAACTTGCTCTACAGAGGCGCACGACGCCATAAGCAGGGCTACACTAAATATCAACGCCAGTTTTGCCATTTTTCTGGTCCTCTAGGAACTTAGTTAAGCGGGCTTTATACCCGTCCATAAAGTGGTCTGAAACACGGTCTTTAACGCCACGGTCTTTCTTACGCAAGTACTTAGACGGGTTTATGTAGTCCACGCCGCCGTTGGAGAAGTATAGCATCTCTTGGGACTTGCTCGGTCCGTAGCACAAACGGGGTACACGAGCGACTGCATCACTGCCGTTTACCACAGAAATCTGGTCGTCGAGCGTAAGCGGCTTTTTAAACCCCTTGAAGAACGTGTTTGGTTTACCAAAAGTAATGACGCTCAGGTTATCGTGCTTACCGTTTAACTTAGCAGCGGACAGTTCTGCTAGTGCCCCACCGAGGCTATGCCCACAGATTAGTGTGCGCTTCTTATAGTCTATGTGCTCTTCGATCTCACTCCAGACAGACTTATGCGCCGCTACAAACCCGCCGTGGCAGAGCCTACCGGCATACGGTAAAGGCACAGGGAACAAGTTAAACGCCCAGTCCCCCACCTGCTGAGTACCACGGAACACAATGATGTCGATGGTTTTGCGCTTAACAACAAACGCCGTAGTCGAGGTCAGGCCACACTCGATCTTGATCGCATCTTTGTTCTTGTCGTTGTAAGCCTTCATAGACCACGAGCAGGCCATTGTTAGCAGGACGGGATCAAGTTTCATTTGTCAGCCTTGCTCTCAAGTCGCTTGAAGATAGCACCAAGCATCTCTTTGATTTCTCGTATGTCTTCGCGGTAGTCGTCTTTAGTAACGTACTGCATAGGTATGGATTTCATTTCGGCGTCTATACGGTCAAGCAGAGCAAACACGCGGTTAACTAGCCAACCGACAACAAACCCTGCTACTGCTATCGTTACATTAAACATCACTTGATAATCCATCACACTACCCTATCGTTACAGCCGCCATAAAAATTGCAGAACCCGCACATATCGCCAAAGCGACCAAGGCAATGAGTAAGTTCTTTATCTCGCGTTGTCGCTGTAGCTTCTCGCGTTGTATCTTCAACAGCTCACGTCGAGCCGCCGCTCTGCGGTCACGCTCCTCGGCTCTTACCCGTAGCATCTTGTGATACAGCGGAGTCTTGCCTTGCGCCATAAACATTTTCTTGATTTTTGCCTCATACTCATCACAGGCAATCTCAGCTTGTATCACTTTCATAGCATAGGACTCTACGGACTCTTCCCCGTAGGCCCCGGAAGGCTTGCGCCTGTGCTCTTCTTTGGCTTCTTGGACTTTCTCCTTGGCATCGTAGAAATCGCCAATTTGATCCATTAAACCGCTAGCCTGCTGACCCGTATCAATCGCAGACTGTATGAGGTCAAAGGCTTTTTTAGCCGCCCCTAATGCTAGTCCAATCTCGATCATTACTTACTACTCTGGTTTAAGCTAAAGCGTCTAGCTCGTCATGGGTAGTGCAAGCGTTAATAGCCACGATGCTCGCATCTTTTACGTCTTTGGCTGTGCTAACGGCAGCGGTATCACCAGAGGAATCCTCTGCTTCAAGTCTAACCTGCTCGTTGGCAACCTGTGAGTAAGTGGCTTTAGCTGCGCCAATCAAGCTGCCTTTGCGCTCATCTACAGTAATGTCTTTAACTGCATAGACAATCTGCACCGGATCGGTAGTCAGATCAAAGGTGTGGCCGTCATAGGACTGTCGATTAGCCGTAATAGTAGGCTTCACTTCAACCGCTGACTTCCAACCAGACTCGCCCGCAGGAGGCTGCGTGTCCCACACTTGTGTTACTTCTTCGTTCACTACTTTTGCGAATAAAGACATATTAGTCTCCTTATTAAGGAATTAAGGTTTTGTCGTCGGAAAGTTTAATCGCTAGGAGCTGAAGCAAGTACCGCCTCGTAAGCTTGTTGCCCTTCCATTGAATCTCTATACTCGTTAAACAAATTTAGTTCTTCCGCTGTAGGGTACTCTTCCGAAATATTTGCTAGCGCCCAATTTTGCAATACTTTTAATTCTATAGTCTCAAGACAATTTCTGTTTAGGTCTATGTTTTCCGTTTTCATACTCATAGTTGTGTTTCCCTAATCAAAATATTGATAATTGCAACCAGTAAGGTTTTTGTTTGCGGTTAGTCCGGGCATAGCTTTTGTTACTATAGTGTGCCCTCCTGATCCGTCTAAGGTCATTTTAGACATACTGTGTTGGTACGGAGCAACCGTCTGTCTGTGCCATATATACATATCTTTTCCGGCCCCAATGACCATCTGTATGTTTTGGTTGCTCCCTATAGCAGCCATCACATCAATAGCCCAGTCTATATTAAAAGAAGTATCACACTTAAAAACCACTGCTTGTGAATTGGATGAACAGCAAACGACGTTTGTAGAAATAGCCGTAATGCAGCTAGTGCCGGGATTAGCACCACCACTTGCAGCTCGTATGTCACCAAAAAAATCAGAAATAACAACTGTTCCACCCGTCGCGGGGGTATACATATAGTCTCCATAGCCGCCTGTAACGAGTAAAGCTACGTCTTTAGTCACAGGTGCAATACCTTTGACTCGCGGGTATGACTGGCTAGAGCCAAGCTGAGACGACGAAAAGGAAGGTGGGTTGTAGGGGGTTTGGTCCTTTGCTATATAAACGTACTGTCCGGTACCCCAACTAGCACCCATATTAACCATATAATCGCCAAAAGTAGGGTTGGCTATAGTATCGCGTTGCAGCATCCGCGTTAGTGGGGCTGTGGTTTGGTGAGCGGGCTGTCCTTGGCTATAGGTAGTCGTACCTGCACTGGAGTTAAAAATAACATAGACGTTACTTTGTCCAACATTGTAGTGAGGGTAAGTTGTGGTCATCCAATTAGAAGCATCAGGATTGTATGTAACTTGTCCGAAATAGCTTCCATAAGTAGCGTATCCTTGAGGGTCCATTCTATAATAAGTGGCATTGTTAGAAGAACTGACAGAGACCATATTTTTATAGGAAGAAGATGTCGTATTGGCGCTAGCCAGAGCAACTATTGTACCTCCCTGCGCCTCACATATATTAATATAACCGGCACCCCCTACACCCGCCATATAGTTTGAGCTTTGTTGACCAAGGGATGTAATGGTATTAGTTTTAAAATTGTATATTTTATGGTCAGAGGTATAGGTGCTGCTGTAATAAGGAATAAATATACGTTCCCCGGTAAAACCTGCGGTTACCCCCTGAGTTGGCCAAATACCTTGCTTCACATAGTCCGCAACTTGGTCCATAGTCCAAACGCCGGACGCGGCACCATCTTCCAATGGCCCATCTGGCACTGGTCCGTCTTTAGTTATAAACCCACCGGGCCACTTTCCACTCATTTGACTC